TTGAAACAATTCCGATTTTTGAACCAGTTCCACTTGATTAATCTGAGATTTAGTGAAAGAGCAATGAGAAGGGTGGTGATTCGAGATGAGCTATGACATTACAAGATACCAATGGCTGAAAGAGCATGGAATATGTGTTCAGTGTGGTCAAAGGAATGCGTTCCCGGGATATGTAAGATGTCCAGAATGTATCGAGAAAGCAAGTGCTGCATCTGCAAAATGCTGGAGCGATAAAGAAAAAAGAATGCAATATAATAGGCAGGGAAATAAAAGACAAAAGCAGCTTCGCGAGGAGCGAAAAAACAAACATCTGTGCGTGAGGTGTGGGAAACTGCTTCCAGAAAAGTATGAGTACCTCACATGTGTTTCGTGCAGAAAAAAAAGATCAGAGAAGCGAAAAACGGGAACAACTTATGGAGAGGCCTTTAGAGCACGAATGGGAAAGGGCATATGCATGTATTGCGGAGCTGAGGTTGTAGCGGGATATAAGCTTTGTGAAAGATGTTTAGAGAGGCTCAGAGAATCTATAAAAAAGTCTAACCAAAAAGCATCAGAAAAATGGAGAGGAGAAATTACTAGACAATGGGAGAATGCAAAATTGAAGAGTTCGAGGAATGGTTAATCGAAAATGAGAAATCAGCAAACACAATCGACAATTATTTATATGCTGTAAATCAATTCTTCTCTGAATATAACGAGGTAACAAAAAGAAATATGATCGACTTCAAGAAAAAGAAGTTAGAAGAATTTAGCCCTAAAACGGCTGCAAACCGATGTATCGGCATGAATCAGTATTGCAAATTTATAGGAAAAGAAGATTGTATGGTCAAATCAATCAAGATACATAAGCAGAGTAGCATTGAAAACGTTCCAACGCTTGAGGAATACGAATACCTACTTGAATGTTTGAAGAAAGATAAGAAATGGAAAACATACTGGATGATACAGTTTCTTGCAAAAACAGGAGCAAGAGCTTCAGAATTTGTACGCTTCGAGAGAAGACATCTTGAAGATAGGGAAGTTGTTCTTTGGACAAAGGGAAAGATGCGTAAGATATTGATTCCCAAAGAGCTAATTGAAAACAGTAAGGCTTATTTTAACAATCTACCAGAAAACAAATACTTATTTCCGAATAAGTATGGTGAGGCGATGACAACGCGAGGAGTGGCCGAAACAATTACAAGATGCAGTCGGTATGGAATAAGAAGAGAGAGACTGCATCCACATGCTTTTAGACACTTATATGCTATTCAATTTTTGAAGAATAACAGCAATATAGCCCTGCTTGCTGATTTGATGGGGCATGAAAGCGTTGACACGACGGCTATTTACTTGAGGTTGTCAGCAGAGGAACAGAAAGAACAATTTAACAATGCTATGAATTGGTAGAGGGGAGAATATGAAGATAAAAGCAAAAATTTTAGGTTTTTACAGAAGAAAAAGAGATGAGAGCGAGTATGTTCTTTTCGAAGAAAACGGAAAGTTATTTTTGACAAATGGTATTTTTGTGTGGGATAACCATGCAAAACGAATTGAAGAAAGATACATGCTTGAGTTAGAGAAAGTAGAAGAAATAGATCTTTCAAGAATAACAAACGCCCTAAAAATACATAAGCCTTTTTCTATGATTTTAGAAGAGCTATGTGATTTAAGTTCCTCAAAAATTTAAGATGTTATTTGAGTTCCTGCGAGCTATTTGAGTTCGTGGGAGCGGAAAGGTGGAAGAAAAATGGAATTAAATATAAAAAAAGGTCATGCAGTAGCATTTGATTTTGATGGAGTAATACACAAATATTCTAAAGGCTGGCAGGATGGGAGTATTTATGATGAGTACAACCCTGAAGTCTTAGATTTGATATTGCTTTTGAATACAATGAAGGTGCCCGTATTTATTTTATCAACAAGAGAACCGAAACAGATAAAAGAATGGTGGGATAAACAAGGATTTAGCATGAAGGCAGAAGTTATTGAACCAAATACATTATTTTTCAATGATTTGAGTTTTGTTGGAATAACGAGAACAAAGTTACCGGCACAGATTTATGTGGATGATAGGGCGTATCAATACACAGGACAAACAGTAAAAGAGTTTCTACTTGATTTTACGGAGATGGAGTGATGAAGAAAACAACAGAACAAACTATTGATGATTGCATAAGTCATCTAATTAAAGAGATAGCGATATGGAAACACATACAAGAGTATGGATGCAATGATCCATTTTGGCCGGATGGCTGCAATATGAATCTGACAAGAAATCATGTTCTAAGCTACAAGCAGCAAATAAGAGAATTGTGCGAAGAAAATAATATATCGCTTCCGGAAGAATATTATTTGCCAACACCGCCAGAGGTAAACAATAACTATATGGCTACACTAAAACAAAAAAAGCGCGTAAAAAGACTGAAACAGCAAGGGATACAGTTTAGTCGAAAGAAGTTGGCATACGATTTGGCGCAACAAAGTCTATTTTAAAGGAGGAGCTTATGAATGTACTAGAGAAGATTTTGAATTATATAGATAGACAGAAGAGAGTGTGTCTAGAAATTGATAATGGTGAAGAGTTTAATGCGGGTGCGTTGGACATGGCAAATTCAATAAAAGACTTTATTCGTAAGCGCATGGATGAATGCAAAACATTTGAATTTGATTTTAACAGAGTAAAATCGTTTGACTGCCGATGCGGAAGACATTATGTAAATACTTGTAATGATGGTTGGATTTCGGTAGATGAGAGGTTACCGGAAGTCCCAGAGGGATTGGCAGATGAATATTGTCCTGAATTTAATGTGACGATTAAAGGAGCAGAAAGAGCTACGACATTAAAATACAGCTGGGACGGGACTTGGTTCGATGATAGAGGAGACATTTATGATGTAATTGCATGGCAGCCACTTCCAGAACAATACAGGGGTGATAGCAATGCATAGAGACAGTAAAGACCGGCACAGGCAGAAGATAAGAGAGAACGACCATTATAACGATCTGGAAGGACGAAAGGTATCGGATAAGGCAAGGGAAAGATTCCAGCGTCCGCCATATCAGATTACAGATGTTACAGGCTATATGGCAAAGAAATACGACATAAAAAGGGAGATGGAACCATGAAAATTAAATTTTGTCCAGACCTAACGGGAAAAGAAGAAGTAAAGGCAGCATTAATAGGACACGGAGACTTTGTAAGACCGATATTAAATGCCTGCATAAAAGAAAAGTGTGTAGCATATCGGAATGGATATTGTAAAAAATATGAAAATGAAGTGGAGGAATACTAGAAGATGGCAGCAGGAAAATGTAAAGCAGCATATCACACAGATGAATGGCACGGATACGGGTGCAGTATCATGGAAGGTCCATGTATGTTCCTCTTTCCAGACAGTAAAGCATGTGCAGAAAAGTACGGAGAGGGACCGGATGCAGAAAGAGAGGAAGAAGAATGACATGTGAAGAGCTTGGAACAGCAGTGGCAATAGCGGCAGAGGCAATAGCAAAGACAGGAGAGATAATAGCGAAAGCGTTTAGGGAAACGGGGCAAGCACTTACATTATGGGCTTTGGCTAGAAACAAGTGTTACAAAAGCAACAATGAGCGCAAAAGAAACAAAGAGCCAATGATAAGAGAAAAGGCATACATAAAAGCATACAGAAACAAATGCAGGAGGCGTAATGTTAGAGAGATTCATACACTGGATCAGAAAGTCCAGAAAGAAGAAGTGTAAGAGCTGTTGCTTAAGATGTGAATACTGGGAATTGTGTAGAGAGGAAGAGCCACAGGCGGCAGCAGGACAGGAGGACAACCATGAATGAGGAAGGTTATAGAGATCCAACAGCTGATAGAGCGATAAGAAGTTATAATCGATTACCACACGGGAAGAAAGAAGACTTAAGCGCACTCTGTATAGTGGCAAGAAGACTAGGCTTTGAGGTAACCGGAGTGAGAGACAAAAAGACAGGAAGAGAGGTGATATTAGATGCCGGACGAAAGACCGATATCGGAAAAGAAATACGGGATCAATAAACATAGATTCTTAGAATTAAAATACCATTGCCTACAGTATCAAGACTGGAGAAGAGAACTGGCCAATATGCAAGATACTGTGAAAGCAATCCAGTATGGGAAAGAAGGGAAAGGAAGTCCAAGTATCGGAAGTGCAACGGAGAGTTTGGCAATCCGCCGGACAGAGCTCGAAGAGAAGTGCAAGACTATAGAACAGACAGCCATAGAAGCAGATCCAGAACTGTATCAATACATACTGGAGGGCGTCACGACAGATTATGCAACGTACAGGTACCTCAAAGACGCTAAAAAGATACCGTGCGGGAAAGACATGTACTACGACAGAAGACGGAAGTTTTTTTATTTATTATCAAAAAAAGTATAGGAGAACAAATATGGAAAAGATATGGATAGGAAAAGGAATGAAATGGATTGGAGTAGCAATAGCAGTGAGCGTCGGCATACACATAACAGGGAGCGCGTGGTGCTTGTGGGCGTTTTTGATTCCGGCAATGGGAGATTAAAAAAAGAACCGTAATCACAGGACATAAAAGTGTGTTATTATGATACCGTCAAAAAAAATAAGAGAAAACCTCTAAAAAGTATTGACATATGGTTAACCATATGGTAATATATACTTGCGAGGAGGTGAAAGACAGATGGGTAAGAAGAAAAAGAAAAAAGAGAGCTTACCAAGATTGATAATCGAATCGTTAATTGCGCTAGGAACGTTATTAACAGGGATTGCAAATCTTATCGAAGCTCTCAAATAAAAACGCAAAGGAAGGTGATATGGAGCGAAAGCTCCAGTTCACTAACCTTCCTTAAAAGTATAACTCATCTGTAGAAAAATGAAAAGTATAAGATTTAGAGAATTATTTTTACTATTTGCTGTTATTTCTTTTATTGCATCTGGCAAAAATATTTATTCTACCATTCTTCTTATATTGGCATCTGTTTATCTATTGATAGATATAATACCAAGATTATGGAAGGAGTGGAAGAAATGCCAAAAGGAAATCCAACACCACAAACGATAGCATCAGAGAAGTATCAGAAGAAAGCAGGCTGGATGACAAAAGGGTTCAAGTTGAAGAGAGATATAGTAGAAGAGTTTGAAGAAGCCTGCAAGGAAGTGGGAGTAAGTCAAGCCAGTAAAATAACAGAATTAATGAAACAATTTATTGAAGAAGTAAAGACATCCGAATAGTCGGGTGTCTTTTGTATTTTAGTAAAAAGGAGAAGATATGAGAACACCATGCAAAAATATGCAATGCAAATATTATTACGAATTAAAGAAAGGTGAAAACTGTCCGGCGGAAGCAGGATGTCCGGGGTATACAGCAAATAGAAAAAAAGCAGAAAAGAAAATAATAAGATGTAATCAGTGTGAATACTGTAAAAAAATATACACGAATGAAGGGAGGGAATATCATTATGAATGTACGCACAAAGGAAGAAGAAAGTTATTGTTGTTGATAGAACAAAGGAAATGTGATTGTAGATTATAATGGCGCTGGGGGGTGCGGATGGAAGCACAAAGGTTTTAATAGCCGGAGGTCGCAGGTTCGAGTCCTGCCCCAGCAATCGGAGAAAATATGTGGACCGCAAATAAAATTAAGAAATTAATAGAAGAAAACAGACTCTATGTATTCTACAAGAGTAAAGAATGGATAGCGCTTAGAGAAAGCATATTAAAGGAAAATCATTACGAGTGTAAGTGGTGTAAGGAACAAGGAATAATAAGTAAGGCAGAGACAGCACATCACGTGCAGTTTGTTAAGACACATCCGGAATTAGCAATGAGCAGGCGTTATCAATACAAAGGGAAACAGTACGACAATCTTATACCGCTTTGCCATGACTGCCATGATAGAGCACATAAGAGAATGCAGTACAAACCAAAGAAGAAAGTAACAGAGGAACGATGGTAATGAAAGCAGGAGATAGAGTTATATTTACTGGGCATGAATATAGACGGGCAATGCAGTATCATTACGCAGATCTCTTCGGAAAGAAAGAATATATAGTGGAAGAGGTAAGAAGATCATGCTGCAATACATTTTTAATATTAAAGGGCATTGACGGAATGTATTCAGAAAAATTTTTTACAAAAGTATAGCCCCGGTACCCCATATCCCCTTTCTACTGGGGGAACCAAACAACGGGGAAGGGGCACGACTTTACCGCGCTGGCTCGCGCGTGATAAAAAGATAAAAAAGTTGGTGAGAAAATGGAAAGGAAAAGAGCTCCAACCGCGGGGAAAATCAAGGAATCACTTATAAAGCAGTTAGAGGTAAAAAATGCGAATGTACCCCATTTTTATGACCTAATATTGGACTATTTAGAGCTTTATAACATAAAAAAAGCATTGCAAAAAGATATAAAAAAGAGAGGCGTGTCCTACGAAACGCTGTCCGCAAATGGTTTTGAGATTACAAAACAGAATCAATCCGTGAAAGATTTAGTCGCTGTTGAAAAGCAGATGATGTCCATGCTTAAAGAAATGGGGCTGACGACAGATGCTCCAACAGGGAGCGAGGATGTAGATGAAGATCTGTAAAGCAATCGACGAATATATAGAATTTGTAAGAAGCGAAGAAGCAGTTGTATGTAAAGAGCAGCTGCTTCTTTGTGATTTCGTGGAAAAAGTTTTCACAGAGGAAGATGTTTATGTAGATGAAAAACAGTTAGAGAGATACTTTGGGTTGCAAAAGCATTTTCCGTACAAACTGCTAAAATGGGAAAAATTTTGCTTCGCTTTGCACAATTGCGTATATACAAAGAAAGGACAGCTAAGGTTTCCAAAACTGGTAATTATCGTAGGACGTGGAGCTGGAAAAAATGGATATCTTGCATTTGAAGACTTCGCACTGATCACACCAATTAACGGAGTGAAAGAATATAACATTGATATGTTTGCAACTTCGGAAGATCAGGCAAAGGCAACATTCGAAGATATCTACAACGTATTGGAAGACAACAAGGATTATTTCAAGAATTATTTCAAATGGAATCTTGAATGCATTACCAACAGAAAGACGCGATCGAAAATCAAATATCACACAAGAGCGCCGGGGACAAAGGATGGAGGCAGGCCGGGAAAAGTCGATTTTGATGAGTACCATGCGTATCAAGATTATAAACTAATCGAAGTAGCAGTTACAGGATTAGGGAAAAAGAAACATCCAAGGCAGACGATTATAACAACGCAGGGGGACGTAAGAGATGGTCCGCTTGATAGACTGATTGAAGATTTAGTAGATATCCTAAATGGACGATTACCGGATAATGGAACCTTACCGTTTATTTGTTGGCTGGATAGACCAGAAGAGGTGCACAATCAAAAGAACTGGCAAAAAGCGAATCCATCGCTAAGATACTTTCCGGATCTAATGCACGAAATGTTGATGGAGTATGCAGAATATAAAAGAGATCCAATCAATCACATGGCGTTCATGACGAAAAGAATGAATCGACCGCCGGGACAGGACGAATATGCAGTAACCGACTGGGATAATCTGGTGGAAGCAACCAAGGAATTACCGGATCTAAAGGGGTATTCGTGTGTGTGCGGGATTGACTTTGCAAAGACAAATGACTTTGTAGTCGCGGGGCTATTATTCAAAGTAGAAGAAAAAAGATACTGGCTGCACCACACATGGGTATGCAAACACTCAAAAGATCTTCCGCGAATTAAATTTCCGCTAAGAGAAGCGGAGGAGGAAGGAGTACTTACTTTTGTAGACGAACCGGAGATATCTCCCGATTTGGTTATGGAGTGGCTAGAAGAGAAAATGAAAATATATATAATTGAATGCGTTGCAATTGACAGCTTCCGCTTCGCTCTATTAAGCGAAGGATTGAAAAAACTTGGCTTTAGCCATGAAAAGAAAAATATTAAGATGGTAAGACCATCTGACATTATGAAAGTTTCTGTTGTTATCGGGTATGTGTTTTCAAGGCATTTGTTAGCATGGGGAACATCGAAAATCATGAGATGGTATACGTGGAACGCAAAAGCGGTACAAGATAAAAAAGGGAATATTACTTATGAGAAGCAGGAAGAAAAGTCAAGGAAAACAGATGGTTTTATGGCATATGTAGCAGCATCAACGGAAGAAGATAAGATCAAGCAAAGAAGAACAATAGGAAGACGAAGAATGGCAACGGTTTGTTAGGAGATTAAAATGGGATTACAAGATTTTTTGGCAAGATTTATTAAAAAAGTGAAAATCGGAACAACAGAATCGGTAGTAATCGAAATACCCGCAGAGCTTTACTACAAAGAGATGGCGATCTATACAGCCAGATCCTATATCGCAAATGCAATAAGTATGTGCGAAATGAGAGTTTTTGAAAATAAGAAAAGAGTAAAGAATTTAGATTACTACAGACTGAATATTGCACCAAACAAAAATGAAAACAGCAATTACTTTTGGCACAAGGTAATACGAAAAATGTTCGAAAACAGAGAAGGAGCCCTGGTTGTCGAAATACATGGGGAGCTACATTGCGCTGAAAGCTTTAGTGTACGGGAAGAGAGACCAATAATAGGAAATCTTTATGACGGCGTGGTTTTAGAGGGAGGATTGCAATTAAATAAAACCTTCCGGGCAGAAGATGTTTATCTCTTCAAGATGGAAGATGAAAGCGTAAGAAGCCTTGTAGATGGAATATATGAAGATTATGGGAAAATGTTAAGGACAGCAGCAAGAGCATTTAAGGATACAAACGGAAGAAAATACAAGCTGAAAGTAGACGCGGTAAAGGCTGGGGACGAACAATTCGAAAAAGATTTCAGAGAAGTAATATCGAAAAATATAAAAGACTACATGGAAAAGGAATACGCCACATATGTGGAATATGACGGAGAAGAATTAGTAGAAGATAACAATGGGAAAGATGCCAAGACAGCGGATGACATGATAAAACTGCGGAAAGACATCTTCGAAATTGTCGGACAGGCCCTTAAGATTCCGAGTACGCTAATGACGGGAAATGTCACAAGTTTAAAGGAAGTATGCGATGTATTCTTAACGTTTGCAGTAGATCCATTTGCAAATGTAATTACCAAAACATTAAACAAAAGAGCGACCTTTCAGAATTACGTGAAAGGCAATTATTACAAATGCTATTCGGGCAATATCAAACACAGAGACATATTCGATGTCGCACCGAATGCAGATAAATTAATAGGAGCTTCCGTACTGAACACGGATGAAGTGAGAGAGGAACTGGAAAAAGAACCGCTCAACGAACCGTGGAGTAAAAAATATAGAATTACTAAAAACTATGGAAGCGTAGAAAGTCAAACAAATATAACAGAGGGAGGCGAAGGAGATGTATAAATTCCAAAAACTTTATTATACATTCCAAAAAGTAGGGAATGTAACAAAAATTTACTTGTACGATGACATCAAAGAACATGGAGAATTCAACTGGGAGACCTATAGAAGAGATGAGTCTGAGACATCAGCGAAACATTTTCAAAAACTGTTGGATGAAGTTCCGGAAAACGGTGAAATTGAATTGTATATCAATTCTAACGGTGGATCTGTGAAAGAAGGGACTGCAATCTACAACAAATTGAAAAGACATCCGGCACATATTACAGGTTACGTAGATGGCGTAGCACACAGCATTGCTTTTACAATTCTTCAGGCCTGCGACAAACGAATTATGGGAGAGGGTACAAGCGTACTCCTGCATAATATGTGGGCAGTAGTAGCAGGAAATGCGGACGAATTAAGAAATGAAGCTGATAAGCTGGACGCATGGATGAAAGCGTCAAGAAATTTGATTCTGCAAAGGACAGATAAAATAAGTGAGGAAGAACTTACTGAAATGATGTCAAAAGAAACTTTGTTAGGACCGGACGAAGCATTGCAATACGGCTTTATCGATGAAATTGAGCAAAGAGAAAAAGTAAAGACGGAAGAGGTTGTACAAGCCGGTGAAAACATGAAAAAAGTGAAAAAAGCCCTGCAACAGTCTGATTTCGATGATGTCTTAAGAGAATTCGAAGAAATCGCAAAGGATGGAGAGGGAGAACAGGAAAAAGAAGGATCTATTTTAGATTCTTTTTTTAATATATTTTTACAGGAGGAAAGATAATGTTAGGAAACGTATTAGAAGCAAGACAGAAGGAAACAATTGCAGCATTCCAGAAAGCCTTAAAAGATGGAAATGAGGAAAGCGCAAGGGAAGCATTTCAGGGCTTTCTTGGGAATGTAGTCGAAATGGTAAAAGAAGACTATGAAACATATGGAAATGACGAGAGAGCTCTCGCACAGAGAGGATACCGACAGTTAACTAATGCTGAAAATGAATTTTACCAGAAGTTAATCAAAGCGGGAAAAGAAGCGAATCCGAAGCAGGCTTTCACAGACTTGTTAGGAATCGAGGGGGGAATGCCAGAAACAATCATTCAGGATGTGTTGAAAGATTTGCAGGATAAGCACCCACTCCTCGACAAGATTAATTTTCAGAACGTAAAATACTTAACGAGATGGATACTGAATGACCATACAAAACAGACAGCAGTATGGGGCGCAATCAATTCCAGAATCGAAAAAGAAATCGAATCTTCATTCAGAGAAATCGATGTGAACTTATGCAAACTCACCGCATATACAGTAATCCCGAAAGATATGTTAGATCTCGGACCGCAGTTTTTGGATAACTATATTCGCACAATCTTAAGAGAAGCGCTTTATGTCGGAATTGAAACAGCAATTATAAGCGGGAACGGAAAAAATCAGCCCATAGGATTAAATAGAGATATCCATGAGGGCGTAGATTTCAATTCATCCACAGGATATCCGGAAAAAACAGCAGTAAAAATTAAAAGTTTTACGCCGGCAGAATATGGGAATATCGTAGCAACATTAGCAGTCACAGAAAAAGGAAGAATGAGAGCATTTGATGCTGTAACGTTAATCTGCAATCAGGTGGATTACCTGAAGAAGATTATGCCGGCGACTACGGTGTTGAATGGGGTGGGAGCATATGTAAGAGACTTATTCCCATTCCCAACGGAAGTAGTAAGATCAAATGAAGTGAAGACTGGACAGGCAATCCTTTGCTTGCCGGAAGAAGTATTCTTCGGAATCGGAGGAAGCAAAGACGGAACAATCGTTTACGATGATTCGTATAAGTTTCTGGAAGATATCAGAACATACTTAATCAAACTGCACGGGAATGGAAGACCGTATGATAATACCGTTTCGGTGGTGCTGGATATTTCAGAGCTCGATCCGGCATACATCACAGTAAAGACAGAAAGTGCATTGCCAGAGGTATAAGATGAGCGAAGAAAATAAGTCAAAGCTAATAGAACTCGCAAAAGAGGCCTGTAAGATCACTTGGGAGAATCAAGACACAGAAGGAAAAATCAAGAGAATCGTAGAAGATGCGGTACCGTTTCTCTTACATAAACTCGGAATTCAGGAAAAAGATGATGAATTACTTGGAAAGCCGGGAGGTACAAGGGCATTATTTGAAAAATACTGTCTTTATGCTTGGAATGACGCCGAAGATGAATTTGAAGCTAACTATAAAAGAGAGATTCTGACGGAAAGGCACAAGTACGAGGTAAAATATGAAAGGGAGAAAAAAGAACAGCTACAGTGATGGTATCGCTGAATTTTACAAAAAAAAGGACATAAAAAAGAATGTAAGAAGCCTAGATGATCTTGAATATCTGGGCTTCTTGTATTATGACGAAAAAACGAGGCGGCAGCAGGATATCGAGTTCGCAGAGCAGTTAGGAAACCATCTGGAACTTAAAATAGTAACACCGGATGATGGAAATATGGACACGAATAGAAACGTCGTAATTGAAGGCGTAATATATGCGATTATCCATATTGACAGGGACAAAGAAAAAAAAGAGCTCTATTTTTACTTAGAAGAGGTAAGGAGAATTGAAAGATAAAATCGAAGAAGCATTAAGGAAAATCGAAGAAGAAGTGTATTATGGACGCGCAAGATTCGGAGATAGGGATTTCTGGGATTGTATTGTTTACGGAAAAAGAAGAATGCAGAAGCTGGAAGGCGGAAAAGGGAAAAAGAAAAAATGGTTCGTGGCAATTATCAAAGAAGACGAAATAACAGAAGAACTGGAACAAAAAGTAATAAAGACGATGCGGGAGGCAGGCTTTAAGAGAACCGACGGAGATGTCGTGTATGAATACGTAGAAAAGTCGGGGGAATGCGTGGTGGAAATATGCACAATGGAATTTTACAAAATAGAAAAGGACTGTAGCGTATGAGTTATTTCGAAGTCGATGTAAAAGATTTTGAAAGAATTACAGATGTAGTGGAAAATTTTTCTGATGGATCAGAAGCGGAAAATGTAATAAACACATATTTGGCGGGAGTCGGAGGAGATTTGATCAAAGAAAAAATTCATGACAAATTACCGGTATCCGGAAGGACTTGGCCATCAAGAAAAAATGCACCGGCAAAAAGCGTAGATCCTTTTAGAAAAACCGCGGGAAACCTATCCGTGAAAATCCATACCAAGGGGGCATATCACTATCTATACTTTCCGGACGACGGATCAGATACAAATAGACACTACGGAAACCAACAGTTTATGTTCGAGGGAGCAAGTGATGCGTCTGAAGAAATTGCACATTTCCTCCAATCTTTCAAATAATTGAAAAATTATTAGAAAGATTGGAGGAAATGTAATGGCAGGAATTACAGAAAAAGTATTTTCCGAAGCAGAAGTAAGAAAAATCGGAATCAAGATCGGAGAAGCAGCAAAAGCCGATATTAACGAATGTGTAGGAACATGGGAAGAAGAGCTAGAGGTAAAAACGGTAGTAAAAAAATGCAGAGGCGTAGTAAGTAAGTCAAGAACTAAAGGAACAGGAAACGGAACCATCAAGGCAAGTATGCACATGGCACAGGATCTCTTTGCGGAAATGTATGGAATGAAGCAGGAAGGATTAAAAGACGGGGTGATTGCATATGGCACAAAGTCATTGCATCCGGTATTTTGCGTAACAGCATTAGTATTGGATGAAGATGACAATGAAAAATTAAAAGCATACCCTAATTGCACCATTCAGACGGCGCTTACAAGAAAGGTAGAAAACGGTGCGGAAGAAATTGCAGAGATTGAATTAGAACTTGCGATCACACCGGATGAAGAAGGAAACGGAATGTACGAAGCGGTTGTTACAGATTTGACAGACGAAGACCTGAAAACAAAATGGTTAGAATTATTTACTCCAGAGTTAGTAAAACTTGAAATGGCATAAGGAGAGAAATCATGGAAAAAACAAAAAAATACAAAGCGAAACAGTCATTTATTGATAAAAATACAAAAAATACTATCAGAGTAGGAGAAATCATCGAACTTTCCAAGGAGAGAGCTACGGAAATTTTGAAAGAAGGCTCATACATCGAAGAGGTGCAGGAAGAAAAAAGTCATTTAGACATAGAGGAAATGAAGAAATGGAGTGTAAAAGATCTGCGGAAATTGGCAGAAGATATGAAGCTGGATACAAGCGGAACTAAAGAGCAGCTTTTAGAAAGAATCTGCGAAGTAGAACTGGAACTGGAACCGGAAACAGAAGAAGAAACTAAGGAAGAGGAGTTAGAAAATGACGAAGAATCCGAAAATTAATTATACAGAATATGAAATGGAGGATGGAGAGATTGTATTAATGTCTACAGCTCCGGTACTCTTATTAAAGTTAAAAGGAAAAAACAAAGATGCCTACAGAAGGTTAAGTAAGCTAATGATGGCAGGGCCGAGCGAAGAAGATGTAGAAGGGGTATATGAGTTATTATACAACACCTATCTATGTGCAAACCAAGACGAAGAAATGCCAATGTCTTACAGAGAATTTATCGAGGGCGCGAATCAAAATTACGGATACAATGTCCAGAAAGTGCAGGATATGATCAAGCCGGAAAAAAAGCAGCCTTCCGAACAGCCTTCCGAAGAGCAATAAAAAAGAAAAGCAAAGCGACACTTCGACTCCCACCATTTGAAATGGAGGGAGTCGAAGATTTTTATACTTATTTTGTAGATCTTATGGGTGTAAGCGAAGACTTATTTTGGTACTCAGAATGGTCGTTTTTAATGACCATAGTAGAAAACAGAAGTGCTGTAAACGCTTGGAAAAACTACGCAGAAGAAAAAATGATGGAAAGGAAGTGATCTATTAGCAGGAGAAAGAAAAGCAAAGGTAACATTCACGACAAACACAAGTCAGTTTACCGCAGGAATTAAAAAAATGGATGCCAGTCTGAAAACTTTGCGGGCGGAACTGAGATTGAACGCCACTCAGATGAAGGGAGCAGGAGAGTCCACAGAATTATTAAAAAATCGACAGAAAATACTCACCAGCGAACTCGTGTCGAGTAGAGAAAAGACGGTGCTGTTAAATAATAAACTGAGCGAAGCAAAACGAATTTTCGGCGAAAATTCGGCAGAGGCACAAAAGTGGCAACGCGAATTAACGGAATCGCAAAATGTACAGCAGGCAATCCAAAATGAAATAGATCAGACGAATGCGAAGCTAAGAGAACAGGAAAACGCTAATAGCGAGTTATCACAGTCCATCGAGAAATCAGATTCGAATATGCGTCAGCTAGATCAGGAGTTAGAACTGAATGCGACAAAACTGGAAGGAACTGCGAATAAAACAGAGCTCTTAAAAGAAAAGCAGAATCTTTTAGGGGAAAAGGCAAAGGAATCAGCCACAAAAGTAAAAACATTAGAACAGGCATTAGATACCTGTGGTAGAGAAGTGGGAGAGAATTCTGCGGAGTATGCCGATTTAAAATCAAAGTTGGTAGAAGCGAAAACACAGCAGCAAGCCATTCAAAATGAAATCAATCAAACAACGACGGAGTTGAAGAACCAATCCACGCAGTTAGATTCGATGAAGACGGGCTTTGAGAAGTTCGGTTCGGGGGCAACAAAAGTAGGGCAGAGCTTACGAGGAGTAAGTACAGCAGCCGCAGCAGGGCTTGCAGGAGCAGGGGCAGCAGCTATCACATTTGAAGACGCTTTCGCAGGAGTAATGAAAACCACAGACGAAGTTTACGATGCCAATGGAAAATGCACCTACAGTTATAAAGACTTAGAAAATGGAATTCGCGACATGGCGAAAGAGATTCCGGCTTCTGTAACAGAAATATCCAAAGTCGCAGAAACCGCCGGACAACTTGGCGTGAAGACAGAAGATATCTTAGGATTTACGCGAGTAATGATTGATATGGGAGTTTCAACAGATTTGGCGGCAGAAGAAGCGGCAAGCTCTATTGCTAAATTTTCAAATATAACAGGACTTGCAGCAGATAAAAGTATGTCTGCGGAGGAAAAATATAGAAAAGTTGGAAGCACCATCGTGGATCTTGGAAATAAATACGCTACAACAGAACCTGAAATCTTAGGAATGGCACAAAACTTAGCATCCGCAGGAACACAGATTGGGATGTCAGAATCGGATATCTTGGCGCTTGCTACAGCGCTGTCTTCCGTTGGCATGGAAGCGCAGGCTGGAGGTACTGCATTTTCGAAGGCGATGGTTGAGATGCAGTTAGCAGTTGAAACGAACAGCGATTCTCTGAAGGATTGGGCTGACGTAGCCGGAATGAGCACAGACGAATTTGCGAGAAAATTCAAAGAAGACGCGACCGGAGCGATGGAAGCTTTTGTCGTTGGACTATCAAAATGCGGAGGAGAGACAGAGTCTGCAATCAAAGTCTTAGATGATATGGGAATCACTGAGACAAGAATGAGAGATGCATTACTCCGATCCGCAAACGCAAGTGACGTCTTCACATCGGCGATAAGCACAGGAAAGACAGCATGGGAAGAGAATACAGCGCTGACCGAGGAAGCGGAGAAAAGATATGGAACAACAGTCAACCAGTTAAAACGAATGGGAAATAATATTTTCGATGTAGGAATTACACTGGGATCTATTTTTTTGCCGATGATTGGAAATGCAACAGAAAAAATCGTAGGCTTTACGGAAAAAATTGCAGGCTTAGATCAAGGCACACAGAAGACAATACTTGGAATTGTAGCGTTTGTGGCCATATTATCACCATTACTGATCGGAATCGGCAAAATATCAACAGGAATATCGGCAGTGATGGGAGTAGGATCGAAACTCGCTGGAATGTTTGCAGGAGCAGGAGCGGCAGCCACAGGAAGCGGAACCGCAGCAGCAACAGCAATGGCGGCGCCACTGGGACCAGCATTAGCGATTGTGGCCGCAGTAGCCGCAGTAATAGCAATACTGGTGTTACTGTGGAATAAAAGCGAAGACTTCCGAGAGTTCTTCACTGGAATGTGGGAAGGATTTAAGGAAGTAATACAAGGCTTTCTGGAAAAAATTGATTTTGGAGATAAAATAGACGGGATAAAAGAGAAGTTTTCAGGGCTCTCAGAAAAACTAACAGGTTTAACGGACTTTTTCAAAGTGCTGGCAACGATGCTGGCCATTTATTTTCTGCCAACGATTGCAGCATTATCCGGAACATTTAATGCGCTGGTAAGTGCGATTGAACCGATTATTACGATAATCGGAGGAGTCGTAGACGTACTATCCGGTTTAGGATCTATAATCGTTGGAATATTTACCGGTGACTTGGAATTGGCAAAAGAAGGAGCTTCCACATTTATAACCGGAATCGGCGAGATATTCGGCGGATTATGGGATTTAGTATCCGGCGCACTGACAGGGTTCGTGTCTGGGATTTTCTCCTTTTTCAGTTCGCTTCTTGAAACATGCGGAATCACCGGATTTATAGAAGGTGTTGCAGAAAAATTTCGCGGAATCGGGGAAACGGTATCAGGGGTATTTCAGACAATTGGAAATATTGTGCAGGTTGGAATCATGTTTATCGGAGAGATATTCTCGTTTGGGTTCCAAATCATTACATTACCATTTCGATTTATTTGGGAAAATTGCAAAGAAATTGTTACAGGCGCATGGACCAGCATCAAAACAACGGTGTCAGGTGCGATTCAAACAGTGAAATCTATTGTCTTGGCAGGATTCAACTTAGTGAAGACGTATATCATCACGCCGATTACATCAGCATACACATCTGTGAAATCATTCTTCAGCCAGATATGCACTGCAATATCAGGAAAAGTAAGTCAGGCGAAGTCTATTGTTATGGCTGGTTTTAATTTAGTAAAGACAAGCATTATCACGCCGATTACATCAGCATATTCGTCAGTAAAAACAATATTCACAAATATATACAATGCAATTTCAACCAAAATCACGTCGGCAAAGAATGCGGTGAAAAGTGCGATAGATGCAATCAAAGGATTTTTTAATTTCTCTTGGAAACTGCCAGATCTAAAATTACCACATATCAGTATAAGCGGAAAATTTTCGCTTACGCCGCCATCAACGCCGAAGTTCTCCATCAAATGGTATAAAGACGGAGCGATATTTGATAGGCCAACATTATTCCCGACTATGCATGGATGGAAAGGAGTAGGAGAGGCGGGGCCGGAAGCAGTAGCGCCAATATCTAAGTTAATGGGATACGTAGAAGAATCTGTGAATAGGGCAATAGGGCAACAAATGCTGATAAAAAACGAACCGATTGACTATGATAAATTAGCTGAAGCATTAAGCAAACAGCCTATCGTATTACAGTGGAGAGAAAGAGAAATAACAAGAATGTATAGAGAGGCGAAAATATGATAATTAAAAGACTGTATTACGAAAATGGTAAAAATCAAAAGATAGATATGAACGAATTTCCAATCGCGATTGAAAAGATAGACGAATTGTTAAAAAATCAGTGGGAGATAGAAACAGAAAGTGGAACTGAAATAAATAGTGCAAAAATAAAAAGGATATCAAAAGGTGCATCCAAGAAGAAGATAAACTTGCAAGTTTTTGCAAATTCAGAAAACGAATTCAAAGAAATCATCGATAAAATAAATGATGTAACAGAGTATGATATTTTAAGGGGAAAGCTTGGGAAGATATGGATAAATGAATTCTATATGGAATGTTTGGCAGAGACTCGTGAGCCGAAAGATTTCGATGAAATGTTCTATTCTACGGACATCGAAGTAACCTTACTATCAACAAGACCATTTTGGATAAAAGAAAAAGAATATATTTTCAAATATAGCAATATTACATCCACGAATAATAAGAACTACCCACTAAAATATCCATATCGATACGCGAATGGAATGAAAATCGTAAATGTGCAGAATGATGCAATTGATTCTGCACATTTTATGTTACGTTTTTACGGTCCGGCAGTTAATCCAATGATCACGATTGCCGGAAATCCATATACGGTACATGCGGTAGTTGAAGCAGGAGAATACATAGAAATCAACAGTCTGAAAAAAACCGTCATTAAAAAGATGATCACAGGAACAGAAGTTAACCTATTCCATTACAAGGGGAAAAATCTGTTTAGGAAAATATTACCCGGACAACATGTAGTGCAATGTGGGAACTTTGATTTCGATTTGACTCTTTTTGAGGAAAGGAGCGAACCGAGATGGCAATCATCAGAATAGAAGCAGGACTTGAAAAAGAGTCTGCAAACTTGGAACATATGGAAGGCAGCGCATATAAGGGACACCTAACCGCAAAAGAAGAGCCGATAAAAACGGATGCGCCTGTATCACACAAGACGCTGACAGTGCGTGTACAGGACGATGCAGGAAACACTACAGAAGAACGGCGGGACGTGGAGGTGCACAACGATACGGTATCCCCAATGCTTCCGATCATAACCGATAGACACAGAGAAGACATCGGCTATGCGGATGGAATCCGGTTAGATCTGGAGGTCGGGGATACGAACGATTTTGAGTTGAATACAGATATCAGAAGTGAAATTGATTATGGAGCGATCCTCTACATACCAGGAACGGAGTACGGAGGACTGCTTGAAGACAGGGAGGTATCCACGAAAAAACAAGAAATCACATGGACTGGATGCACTTTCCGCGGGCTGTTGACGCAGAAAATCGTTGAACCACCGAGAGGGGAAGATTATTTAGTCTTAAATGGAGAAATCAATACAGTATTAAAAGGATTGATAGGGGAACAGTTTGGAAACCTCTTTACAGTGGAGGAAGCCAATACCGGAATCACTCTGAAAAACTGGAAGGTGGATAGATATGCTACACTCTACGATGCGATAATGAAGATTCTGGAAGCACACAATCTAAGGTTACAGATACAAGCAGAAAAGCCAGAGGGGAACGAGTATGTAACCGTACATCTAAAGGCAGTGCCGGTAATGGATTACTCGGATTACATAACTTATAGCCAGGATTACAACATAGACTTTACGATACGAGATTACAGGAGAGGGATCAACCATCTTATTTGTGCAGGAAAAGGGCAGAATGAAGAACGTATAGTAGTCCATTTATACGTACAGAAAGATGGCAGCATTGGAAAGAGTAAGTATTACCAAGGCTTGGACGAGCGTACAGCGTTATATGACTTTTCATCCGCAGATTTGGAAAAACTGGAAGAAGACGGCGTGAAACGTCTGAAAGAACTGATGAACTACAAGGAAGTAAACGTAGAAGTGAAAGATGCAGATTTGGAGCTGGGCGACATTATCGGGGGATACGAACAAATAACAGGAACAGAAGTAAAAAAGCCTATTGTAAGAAAAATCTTAAAAATCGAAGATGGCGAGGCGAAAATTGAATACAAAGTGAAAGGAGATGATTAAATGTCGTTAAAGGCATTAACAGCAAATACCGCACCGGAAGAAAATGCCCACTTATTGGCAGAAGATGACGCTGCAATATTTCAAAGTATGTTCGGAGAAGATGGAGTGCTTGAAATCGGACAACGAATGAAAGCTACGGTAATAAGCAACAACAAAGTGAGGGTGGCAGATGGAGTGGTATGTATCGGAGGACATATTGCCAGAACGGTTTATGGAGATTACACCGATCTGACGATCGAAAATGGAGAGTCAGGAAAAAATCGAAACGATCTGATTATTGGGACATTCTCCACAACCGGAGCTGGCGGCATTGACACTATGCAGCTTGCAGTAAAGAAGGGGACGGCAGGAACTGCAGCTACAGATCCTGCACTCACTCAGGGCAACTTGTATGCAGGGGGCAAGCTTCGGGAGGTTCCGTTATGGCGAGTGAAGATTGAAGGGCTTAGTATCACAAAGGTGGAACAGTTATTCGAAATCGTACCGAGCATCCCGACGCTCAAAAAAGAACTTGAATCACTAAATGGCAAAATACATGACAAAAAAGTTCTTTGGGCAGGCTCCGGAATATTTTTGAACAAAAGTCAAAGCATCCCACTGAGTGAAAGTCTAACTA